GGCAAGCTTCGCGCAACAGCGGGAGTCAAGAAAGGCAACAAGATTCCAATTTCAAAGCTGCGCGCGCTGAAGAAGTCGAAGAATCCGAAGACTCGTCAACGGGCAAATTTCGCTTTGAACGCGCGAACGAAGTTCAAGAACAGAGGAAGGCGTAAGCGTTGAGCTTGCCGTTCAAATTACAGGCTCAATCAGCAGGAGCGCAGAAGGCATACAAAGAATTCATCAAGCAGTACGGGAAGAAAGAAGGCGAGCGCATTTACCTGGAATATGCTGACGAGCATGGCTCGGGTAGCACGATCCGGCAGAGAGTCAATTCCGTTTTTCGAAAGGGCGCAAAAATTACATGAGTAACCCGTTTCCAGTACCGCCGCGAGCAAACTTGGTGCGACTCTACGATGAGGGATTGTCGATGCAGAAAATTGCATTTTTGCACCAAGTTTCTCCTTCGACGATGCACAAGTGGTTTCACCAGCTTGAAATTCCGATCCGGACTCCGAAGGTCTGCATTCAGGAAGTCAACGGTGTACCTCATCGATTCTGCACCGGCCCGACTCATGTTCCTCCGGGAGCCTGGGTGCCACTTGACAAGTTCTGGAAGAGCAAGAGCAGGCCGTTCGGAACTCATGGTCGCTGTGTTGCGTGTAAGAACAGCAATCAACGAGTGAAATTTACAGATTCGTACAGGGCGTGGGTTCTCAGCATTGTTCGCAGGGTGGGCTTTATGGAAACGACTCGTCGCCTCGATGTGTCAGAGCGAACGCTTCACATCTGGCTTGGCCGGGATAGATACAGGAATCCGCCGCAGTCAATTTCACGTTCTCACGCAGTGAAAATCGTTCAGATGATCATAGAATTGAAATTGACCGGAGAAGTTCGCCACCGCACGTCGATCAGGCGCGGTGCCAAGATTCGCGGAGAGCCTGAACGGGCAGTGAAAAGCAATGACGATCTGTACGAACGACAAACAGACGCCGAAGCGGATTACAAACGCAGGCGTCGGAAAGACCCAGAATTTCGTAAGGCGCAGAACGAACGTCTCAATGCCAGGCGTCGAGCCAGGAGACTGGCGAAGAAAGCTGCTGCGTAGTATGTAGCTGTCCTGCCTCCTCGCGGCGGCTGACACTCGGGCTAGAAGGCCACTCGAAAGGGTGGCCTTCCTTTTTGTCTGGGGTAATTCGTTATGTTGGTTTTACCTTTGAAAAAGAGGAGTGAGCGCTGGCAATTTCATCATCCAAACGAGTGAGGAAAAAGGCCGGAAAGCCTGACGTAAACGCTGGCCTCAGTTCGATTCGCACAATGGCTCGCCCAGATGAGTGGGCGGTCAATATGGGATTGAGGGTAGATGGACGGCCGTTTAGCACCAAGGGCCGTGAATATGTAATTCAGGTCATCCGGGACAATTCACAAGAAATTTGGATTCCAAAGGCCGCTCAGATGGCCTTTACTGTTACTGCGCTCACGCGAACGATTCATTCTGTAATCAACCGGAAGTGGCACGGGTTGTATTTGCTGCCGGTCAAGACAGGTGCAATTCCTTTCGTCCAGGCGCGAATCGATCCGATCCTTGAGAGCAATCCGTTTCTCTCAGCGAAATTTGCTTCGGTCGATAACCGGTTGCACAAGCAGTCAACCGACAAGATCAATCTTTATGTGCGCGGGACGAACATCAACCGCGAGCTTCAGGAGATTCCGGTTGATTTTGAAATTTGGGACGAGCGCGACCGGATGATCGATGAAAACCTGGCCGATGCACGGCATCGGATGGACGGCTCGGACGTGAAGAATTTGCTTGTGCTCTCGACACCGACTGTCGATGGCTACGGCGTCTACAGCGAGGACGGCTGGGATATTTCAGACCAGCACCGCTGGGAGATTCCCTGTCCTTATTGTGGCCGTTTTCAGGTTTTGAATTACCTCGATCCCGGCCTCGATTACAACAATCTGCTGATCGGGGATGACAAGTACGACTGTGCCATCGAGTGCGCCTTTTGTCACAAGAAAATTTCAGACAAAGAGAGGCCCGGACTCAATGCGCTCGGAAGATGGACACCGTTTAAGCCGGATGGTCGGATTCGTGGTTATCACATCTCGCAACTCAATTCTCCTACTCAGGATTTGCATGAAATTGTGGGAGATTACTTTGCGGGTCAGAATGACACTCGGCGCTATCGCGCGTTCTGGAATCAGAATATGGGGCGTCCGTACACGGCAGCCGGTGACAAAATTACAGCGGAGCTACTCGACAAACTTCGAATGGCCGGGTACTCCCTGGGAGGAATTCCAAATTCCGCTCTATCCATCGGGATTGACATTGGCACACTCATCCACGTCTGGTGCTGGCATTACGACCGTGAGCAACGCAAGATGCTCTGGAACCTCCGTCTATTCCGCGAGTGGGGTCAACTCGACAATTTCCTCAACTCGTTACACACCTGGCGGGGAGTAATCGACGCTCATCCTGAAAAGTCGAAGGCAAAGGACTTGGCGATGAAATATCACGGCAAGCTCTGGCTGGGCTTTTCAGAGGAACGTCCGCAGGCACACGAAGCTGCCAATTTCAGCATCCTGCGAGCCGGTGAGCCGGGATACGTCAACATCGACAAGACAATGGCTCTCGATGATCTGATCAACTCGATGATCACGGGCAATGTAATTCTTCCACCTGATGCGCGTGAGCTTGGTGAGGAAATGCCGAACAAGCCGTTTAACGGCATGTATCACCAGATGACGCAAATGGTGCGTGTCGAAGAAGAGGACACAAAAGGAAAGATCATCGCTCGGTGGAAGAAGAACAGAAACGCAGACCACTGGCATCATGCGGCGATGTTCGCAAGCGTGGCTGAAAAAATTGCTCCCAAACTTGTAATTCCAAGCGGACTCGCAGCGGCATTTAACCGAGGAGGCGGACTCATTGCCGGTTCGTAGACAGTCAACGCCGAACACACGCGCCTCTGAGGGCCGGAAGCGGGTGCAGAGGGTCAAGCGGCGCTACAAGATCGACGTAGAGCATTCGAAGAAATTGCTTCCGGGAGAAGTCGAAGGCGTCAAGGACATGGTTGTTGTTCTCAAGGTGGCCGGGTACAACCGAATTCAGATTTCAAAGGTCATCGGAATTTCACGTCAACAGGTAGCCGATTTCCTGGCCGAGTCTGATGTTGCTGATCGGATCATCACACTGCGTGATCGAATTCCAGCAGCGGCAGTGGAATTGATGCAGGGCTTCATGGTCGAGGCGGTCATGGCAATTGTCGATGTAATGCGAGCCACCAGTGACGACGCGCTCGTGCTCAAAGCAGCCGGTGACATTCTTGATCGCGGCGGCGCTCCGAAGCAGAGCCGCAAGGAGAACATCAACGAGACATATGAGCAGCACACTGTCTCGATGGACACTGATTTCATGGAGTTGATTCGCACTGCGCCGCCCGAGGTTCAAGAGCAGGCGGCGCAGATGATCGAGGGACTTGAAAATCTCCTGAAGGAGACAGTCATGGAAACGGAGAGCGAAGATGAGACGCCTGAGTGAAATTTGGCGCTCAGCAGGAGAGATGTTCGGTGACTTTTCACGGTCACTGTTTTCATGGCCGTCGATCAACGGAGTGCGTATCTGGGGCAAATCTCTGGGATTGCGCTTCTGGCCGACCCAGCCGCAGTCCACAGAGAGCCATGTGAATTACAGATACACGCGGGAGCTTTACAGAAACGAGGGCCAGATGGCTCTCGGCTCTGGGTTCGCGAAGCCAATTGTCGATTTACAAGTTGCGTTCATGGGCCTGCCGACTGCGGCTACTGGAAATCCGACGACGGATGATTTCCTGAACGATTGCATCATGAAATATTGGGTCGATGAGATTCAGCAGATGTTTCGGGATGCGATCAGGGATTCCAAGGTGATCGTCCGGATGAACCTGCCTGATGTAATTGACCCGCTGATGACCCTGGAAGAGTCGGATCACCGCATGCTTGAAATTATCCCGCCTGAGCGCGTGGATATCGAGTTGAACGCTCGGAACAAGAACATCATCGAGCGAGCCGTAGTGCGGCACCGCATGCTGATCGTCAAGGATGAGGGCGATCCCACAGAGGGTCAAGACCCACTGACCGAAGAACATGATGTAATTGAAATCATCACTCGTGACAGCTATCGGTTCTGGGATCAGACCGAAAGTGTCTGGATGACGGAGTTGAACAGCACAAACAAGTGGGGCTTCGTCCCGCTGCTGGAAGTCTGGAATGAATTTGACGCTTCCCTCGGCGGGGGCATGTCCGATCTGGAAACGACAATCCCATTCATTCAGGCATTTCACGATGTGATGACGCAGGGCTTGCAGGCTCACGGCTACCACTCGACTCCGAAGATCAAGCTGAAGCTGACCGAGGTTGATCAGTTTCTCAAGAACAATTTCCCCGAAGTGATCGATCCAGGAACAGGGCAGATCAATCCCAATGTTGAAATTACCTGGAAAGGCCGGGAAATCATCTTCTTGCAATCCGACGAGGACATTGGGTTCATCGAAGCGCGGTCGGTGCTTGGAGACACGAAAACGCTTCTGGAATTCTTGATCGACTGTATCTGCATTTCATCGCAGACTCCGGAGTGGGCATTCATGCGTGTCGATTCCGGATCGGCAAACTCTGACCGGAATGCACAGACAGTTCCGTTCACCAAGAAGGTAGAGCGGAAGCGAAACAATTTCACGAAACCGATCCAGCAGCTTCTGAAAATGGTGCTCGCTTCTCGTGAACTGATCCCGGTCAGAGCGGAACTGAGTTGGGAAGTAATTCGTGCTGACGATGCGATTGTCTGGATGCAGGCGTTCCAGCAGCTAGTGATGGGGCTTGAAGCTGCGAAGGCCAGCGGAGAGATTTCAGACGACACCTACATTCAGGAAATTTCACGGTTCCTGAAGAGCATGAAGCCTCTACCGGCAGAGAAGGCGGCAGCAAAGAGAGACAATCCGCCACTTCCGCCGGTTCCGGCTGGTCTTCCTCCGGCACGGACTGCGCCTCCTGTAATTGGTGGCCCCCAGGGGAAGAACGAATGACTCAACCTGTTGGACACGGCGAAGGGCTTGTGCCTTATGCAATTACTCTTCCCACTTCGCCGTTTGACGGTCAAGAGGCAATTCTTGTAGACAGCGTGACCTTTCCTCAGTTTATTTGGCGTTTTCGGTACAACGGAAAATCTTCGTCTTCGTACAAATGGGAATTCATTGGCGGATCACCGTATTTTGCTCGTCCGTCAAATTTCACGGCTTCTGTTCAAAATGCTTGGAGAATACAGAATAATTTTGTGGCTCCGCGTGATGGACAATATTTCATCCAAGTCGGTGCTCGGATGAGTGGGAACGGAAGTGTTTACATTTCACCGGCAACCACTAGTGACCAGCAAGGGGAACTGGCAGGAATTGGTAGTCCGACGGCCGCAGTTGATCTTGGTGCCTCTGTTTCTGGTGTTCTCTTCTGTGCAGCCAGTAATTTAATTGGTATTGCACATTGGGCAGGCGGTACAGTTGGACAGTTCAATGCTCAGACGCTTAGTGTAATTCCACAGACTCTGGCATGACTACCAGCCTTCGCAGATCGTGAGTGAAATTGAGAACTAGACCGAATGTACCAAGAACGGGACGTAGACGCAAATTACGTTTCAACAAGAAGCGTCAGCGCAAGAAGCTTGGACTGAAATCTCCTAAGCAGATTGCAGCGGCGCAAGGAAAAAAGAGGGCATCGAGGAGGAAGCGCCGGTGAAGATGGGAACAAACAGGTGGCTGAAGGAAGGCAGGACGGGGAGGAGAATTTCAAAGATCCTCGTCAACGGCTACAAGTTCAAGATTTTACATCGTCCGTGAGGGAGGTAATATGGCGCGAGTGCAGACGCTTCACAGCGCACTAGCCGTCCGAAAGCAGAAGGTAATTTTTAGGGGCGGCTCCGTGAATCCTGCGTCGGTGATGATTCCGGCGTTTACTGCTGGAACCAGAGCCACCATCGTCCACAGTCCGGGTAGGAAGATCAGGAGGATTTCATAGTGGTCAAAATTGTCCGCGTGAAGAATTTCAATTCTCCGAGGACTCCTCGTGATGTGTCAGGCGGCACATCTACCTCGGACAAGATTTCAGCCAGCCGTCATGACGTTACGACGCTGACCAAGACGTACCGGAGCAAATTCGGTGGCGTTCGTCGGTTGATGGTGAAAGACCCGACCGTTCCGTTGGAGCGGGACATTGTGGATCAGTTCACCAACAACCCGAATCCGAAGTACGACCCGTCGAAGCATCCGGGCACTGTGCAACGGAAGGTAATTTCGAAGGCGCAGAAGACGACTTCAAGCGCGAAGGCTGGGCACCAGAAGTCTTTCGCCCCGAATCGTCAGACGCTCTTCGGAGGAAAGACTCTTCGCCGCCGGTCGTTCTGATGCGTGACGATGAAATAACTGAACTGTTCGACTCGGTAGTGGAGATGACAACCGATCCTGCGGGGTTGGTTCGTGTTGCTCCGGAGCTTGTTGATGAAATTTCAACAGGCGACCCTGATCCGAAGTTTGCAACATTCGTGATCGAGTCCGGCTGGTCGAAGTCGAAGCGTTTCTGGGGGCCAGAGCTTTTCAACGAGGTTGCTTCTGAAATCAACGTGGCGGCTGAGACAGAGCCGATTGTCGGCTATCTGGGTCACATCAAGCCTGACGACGATCCGTACACGTTCCCTGAAATTCAGCTTCAGTGGGTTGGTGCCAAGCTGCTGGAAAACACGGGATCGAAAGCGAAGCTGGCAGTCAAGGCTTACGTCCTGCCAAACACCAAAGGCCGTGAGTACCTGGAAAAGAAATTGGTCAGGACGGTTTCTTGGCGGGGCAAGATCGCACAGGAGCTATTCGAACAGGGGGTGCGTGTAAAGAAATTTGCCATCGAGAGCATCGACCTTGCACGTCCTCGTGCAGCCGGGATGAGTGCTCGGCTTGCAGGGGCACTCACCAGCGAGATGGAAAAAGAAGGAGGAAATTCTGTGAAGCCGGAAGAGATTGCTGCTCTTCAGGAGAACGAGCTTCGCGCACACAATCCCGGCCTTGTCGATTCAATCGAGGCCAGGGTGCGCGATCCTCTGACCCAAAGGGTCAGTGAAATGGAAAATTCAGAGGAGGAACAGAAGCCTCTGTTTTCATCCATCGCTGACCTTCGCAAGCTTCTGGGTCTTGGAAACGACGTTTCCGACCTGGACGTAATTTCAAAGGCGGTTCAGCAGTTGAAGATCGCCAGCAAGAAGGTCAAGGAGCAGATCGTCACTGCTTTCTTGGAAAAGAAGCTGAAGGCGACGGATGGAGATTCGTCGCACAAGCTGGTTCACTCGCTGGTCGCGAGTGAAATGTCGAACCGCGATTTCGAAGTCACGGGAGATGCGGACACTGACGAGCAGGTTGTTAGTGAAATCTTCACGTCTGTCGTGGACGGAAATTCCAACCTCAAGGAAACCGTCGCGGAAATGATGGATGCGGCTCCTGCGTCACCCCCGAATACCGGCAACGATGATCGCAGCGGTGAGAGGCGTGAAATCAAGCCCGGGTACGAGTCCCAGAACATTCGTGTTCGTTCAGCGGGTTAGGAGGTAATTTCATGGCGAATGACACCGAGGAAAAGCCCACGACCCGCGAAGAGGCTGGGCTGGTGGAAGAGGATTTCGAGAAGCAGCCGCGCAATGAGGCGGTCGAGGAAGGTGACTTCCTCGGAGATGATCCCGACCGGCCGGTGCCGACGGGTGCGTACTCTCCCTACATGAGCGACGAGGAGCAGGAATTGCCACTGAAAACTGAAATTATGGGGCCACCGTCCTACGGTTCGCCTGACCCCACCACGAATGCGGGACAGCTTCTCCCGCTCAATGACCACCCGCTGAACGCGAAGAATCTCCCTGAGGATCATCCTGCTGCAATTGCAGAGGACTACGGCCGCGATCACGAGGGAGCAACGACGATGCCGGGTGATTCCTCGCATCCGGCGCAGACCGATCTTGACCGCGATCTGATGGGCGGCGGTGGAGGAGCGGAAGGAGGAAATTACGAGGAAATGACCAAGGCCGAGTTGAAGGCCGAGGCCGATGCTCGCGGTCTGGAAGGTCTGTCAGGCGCGAACAAGGACGAACTGATCACAGCGTTGGAGGAAGACGACGCTTCCGCTCAGGACACCAACGAATAAGGCAGAGAGGAGGAATTTCAGCAAATGGGTCAGCTAAAGCATGATGGCCGTGCGACTCAGGGCGGATTCACCCTCCCTGCCGGTGATTTCCCGTTCGGCGACCTGTTTCGCGTGAACGGTTGGACGGGATTCAACCTGACCAAGGTTGCAACGACAGATACTGTTCGCGTCGTCGATCTTGAAATTTCAGCGGAGCGGGTCTGGTATGTCAAGCTCCCGGCTGCGCTGAACCCGGTGATTGGTGACTGCCTCTATTGGACTGCGGGTGCGGGTCTGAAAAGAGGCGACACCGATCTGACGGCGACCGTGACAGGCACTGCTTGCTGCAAGGTCGAGGAAACTAAAGACGCCAACGGCTATGCCGCTGTGCGTGTCATCAACTGCGGCGCATAAACGAGAGAGGAGGAAATTTCACACATGAGTAAGCGCAATTCATCCTCCGTTCTCGTTCCGGAGGCTCCGACGATGGACTCGATCACCCGCGTCTCCGGGCGCGTGGAGAATCGTGAGTACCGGATCGGACATGAAGGCTTTTTCAGTCCGCTCGCTCCGGGGGCATTTCAGCCAAGTGAGAAAGACACGCTCAAGCTGCGCCACCGTAATTGGGGGCGTGGCGTTCGCGTCGAAGGCAAAGCTGGTGGAGTGCAAGTTGTCTCGGCTGGCGAAATGGAGAACAGGCTCGTCCCGGAGTTCATGAAGGACGAGCTTGAAATTGATCTGCTCCGGCCTGTGTCGGAAATGATCACCACGTCAACCGGCGCGATGGACTTGCTGGAAAAGGTTCGCATCGACATTCAGGTAGGGCTTGCTGAAATTCCGCTGCTCTATCAACCGCTCTATGAGCGCGTCAATGGGCCGTTCCCAGGTGGATCGGTTCAGATCAACGGTGACGTGCTGTTCGATGCGAACGTTGTCTTTTTCCAGAAGTTCGAAGCTGGTGAAATTGTCTTCGGTACGCTGGCTCGCACCGGGGCACCCACCTTCGTCCCGATCAACACCTACGCGGCTGGGTTTGAGTGGACTGAGGACATGCTGGAATTCGACAGGTCGTATGAAATTGGAATGAACGCTCGCGCGTTCGGTCGTTCCAACAATTACCTCCTGAACCACATGCATCTCAGCCCGATCATCGCGTACAGCTACACGGCTCCGAACCAGACAGCCGCTGCGTCTGGTCAGGGTGGCCTACAGGCAAACGCGCTGGTGACGTTCCAGAACGCCTACCGCAAGGGAGCACTGGCTGCAATTCAGCGGATTCCGACCTGGGTTCTCGCGAACGAGTCGGATCGCTTCCTGATCGAGGACGCTCTTCTCACCCCCGTTCTGGACGGAAATGGAAATCCTCTGCGTCGTGTGCCCATCGAGGGCATCATCTACTACAACGGCGCGAACGTCACCAACGGTGTCAAGAGCTACACCTATCCGGGCGTCACGGCCGGAAAGTGCTATTTCATCGCTCCGCGCATTCGCATGAAGGAGCTTCTGCATCACGATCTGCGCGTGGACATTGGCCCTGCCGATATTTCACGTCTGATCGAGGGGCAGCAGGTTGCTCGCATGCGGCGCGGTCTGTACCTCGATATCGCCAACAGCGTCGAGGAAGTCACCATCCCGACCAGCGGCGCGTAGGAGTGATGAAATTGGCAAAAGGCGCTGAGAAGAACGAATCGGTTGCATATTTCAGCGAAGAGACTGCAAAGGCTCTTGGCTGGGATGAACCGGGGTTCTACGTCATCGAGGATGACACGTCTGAAAAGACGGATCATGTCAACAGCGATGGCGAGAATTACAGCGTCAGCCATGAGACAAACCCCAAAGCCGTTCGCCGTGTTTATCCAGCGGCGAACGGTGAGGGGTGGGTCGATGAGCCTGAGGTAATTCCAGAGACAAATGGAAACGGGGGTGAGGGCTAGTGGCTGAAAACTTTGCCGATGAAGGTCTAGACCGCATCCTCGGGTACGCTCCGGGTGGCGCTGGAACCCTCGATACGACGCTTTACATGGCCGCAATTACAACCGCAGGCTGGGTCACACGCTCACCTGATACGGCTCTCACCGGAACTGCGGTGCCGGGGCGGACAACTGTGTGGGCGACTGACTACGCGACAGTGACCGGCGGTTCGACACGCGGCTCTGGTGGTGAGCCTGCAATTGGCACAGGGGCATATGCCAGAATTTCAATGGCGAACTCTGTCTGGGCAGCGCCAGTTACGAATGCTTCGGGCCGTCAGCGGACGGCATCACAGCAGAGTTTCCCGGCATCGACGGCGGCATGGTCAAACGCTTCTGTAATTGGTTTTGCCGTTGTCACTGCCTCGGGTGCTGGTTCTGGTGTGTGTTACTACTACGCCAATTTCAGCGACAACTCAACCGTGTCGGTGAACGCGACCGGCATCACGCTTCAGGTGACACCGTTCTGGCAGTTGGATATCTGAGAAACCTGAGTGAAAAAACAAAGGGCACCCTTCTGAAATTTGGTTGGGTGCCCTTTTCATTGTGAGGAGGGAAATTTGGAACTTAGAAAGAAAAGCGAAACGACGAAGGTTCTGATTCTTGAGCATGATCCGATTACAGGCGCAATTGGTTTTCGGATCAAGGACGGTCAAGCTACGTCCAAGTGGGCCGTGACTTGGGACGGAACCATGACCGAGCACAGATTTCAGCCGAAGGCTGGGCCGTATACGGTGCAGGCTCTGGCGATGAGCGATCAGGGCGTTTGGACTTATGGTGATCAGCCTGCACCGCCAACGCCGACTGATGATCCCTACGCAGTCACCCCACCGCGTCCGCCAACGGCGTACACGATTCCAGCGGGAGCGAAGATCATCGAGGATGGAACTGTTGCCGGTCAGACAATTACAGCGGACACCTATGCACGGCATCTGGGTGGCACTGTAATCGACGGCAATGTTGATTTCAGGTCTGGATCACTGCACGGTTTCAAGATCAACGGCAACGTACTCGTGCAGAACAATACCACTCCGGGTATCATCCAGGATTGTGAAATTGATGCGAAAGGCCAGGGCATCGGCATCTATGCCTATCGGCCGGATGGTCTGGTCGTCGAGCGTTGCCGAATTTCAAATTGCACACTGCATGCGGTTCGTGCCTCGACCAACAACCCGACCGGTGAAATCATCAAGAGCCTCACAGACTTGTATCTCCGTGGAGGAAATTCTGGCGGTTCCACGGACGGCAAGCAAGAGGCTACGCTTTTCATCGGGCACAGGGTTGCCAACCCGATCTTGCGCTGTGATCTGGACGGCGGTTACACCGCTGCTCTGGAAACGGCGAACGAAGCAACTGACTTGGTGTTCGAACATCTGAAGGCGCTCAACACGACCGGCCCGGGTACGGCTGTCTATCTTGAGCATACGACGACGAATATTACATTTCGTCATTTCTGGTTCGAAGGAATGCCGAATGCCACTCGCGTCTTGCAGACTGAATACAAGGCGAATTTCCCTGATGGTGCCTTGCACGGTGGTCTGTGGGAGTACGGGACGTGCAAGGGTGGCAAGCTCGGGTTCAACTTCGAAGATGCAATTTCACCGCACACACGCAATCTGAAATTCATCGGCCAGTCGGTGAACGCGATCCGCTACCTGAACTGCACGGACGTTCAGGAAACGAACAACGATTACAGCCAGAGCAAGAAGTAGAAATGACGGTAGTGAATTTCGTCCAGAGTAAGAGTGCCAACTCTGCGGCGAGCGTCACTTCGCAGGCTGTGACGTTGACCAACAACCCTGCCGCCGGAAATATTCTCCTTGCTGCCTGTGCTACTCCAACACCAGGAGATTTCGGAAGTGTCACATCGGTTGCGGACACATTCGCTCCGATTCTGCCTATGGATTTGACGGGCGTTGGCATCGACAATGCAGGAGCCAAATTTTTCATCTGCAAGACCGCAGGAGGGGCAAATGCTAAAGTAATTACAGCGTTTTCAAGCACAGG